GTCTTGCAATGGCCGCAGCAAAAAATGTCAGTGCAGGAGCTATAGCAGATGGACTTGAAGGAGCAATTCGCGGAGCAGTAAAAACTGGAACCAACGCATATGAAAAGGCGAGTATGAAAGATCTTATTGCTGGAGCTATTGGAAAAGCACCTATTGACGGCGAAGTGAAAACTGGAGTTTCTATTGGAATGGGAGCAACATTAAATAAAAATGTTACAACAGAATTTACTGGCGTTGGTACAAGAGGATTCACTTTTTCTTTTAAATTTATCGCAAAAAGTCAAAGTGAATCACAAACAGTTGCAAACATTGTAAAAGGATTTAGATCAAACTTATATCCTATAGGTAATTTTATTTCCTTAAAATACCCTCCAACTTGGAGAATAAGATTTATAGATGGTGTTACTGGTAGTGATATATCATATTTACCTAAAATATTTGAATGCTATCTTACCGATTTAACCACCAATTTTAATTCGAGTGTTAATATTTGGCATAGTGACGGTTCACCAATAGAAACGGATATTACAATTGCATTTAAAGAATCTCGTGCATTAACATATGAAGATATTAAGTTACTCGAAACAAAAGCATACGAACAAAAAGATTTCTTAAATTCATATCAAAAAATAAATCCTGATGGAACCGTAGAAACTTTGAGCAGCCCTTCAGTTGGCACAACCGAAACACCAACTAATACTGAAACAACAAGAGCAGCAGTAAAAAATGATGGAGGAAGCACTTTTAAAGCAAATCAAAATGTATACGGAATTGGTGGTTAAAAAACTAAAAATATGGCTATAAACTATTTTAATAAATTCCCAAAAGTATTGTTTGATGTTAACAATGATGGATCTTTTTCCGTTCAAGTTGACATTACAAAAACAGTTGACATTAATACAATTGATGAAGACAAAATAACATATTATACTTTTCATGAAATTCAAGACGGTGAAAGACCAGATAATCTTTCGTATAATCTTTATGGGACTGCACAATATTATTGGACATTTTTTGTTGTTAATGATAGTCTTAAAGAAGGATTAAGTAATGCTTGGCCGTTAAACAGTCATGCCTTCGAAGCAATGATAATTAATGAATACGATCCTTATAGCGCAATTACTTTTAACCCAATTCTTCATGAATCATTGGACAATAATAACCAATTGCCAAAACTTATCGCATCAAAAATGGAATCTGATTTTTCAGTTGTTCCATTAATTCCAAAAAATGATTTATTATCACCAATTGATGACCAAGATGAATATTTGCCATATTTAAGATTATCTCCTGTAGACGGTGTCGGCGGCGATTTACCTACGGCAAAAATATTAAAATATGATAATACAACATGCCAACTTGTAATTTATGATATTCGTGATTCTGCTGGCAATGTCACATCTAGAGACTCACTGTTAAACAAAGATGTATTTCAATTGTCATGGGTTAATCCATATAATGAAGTTACAGAAGCTGCTGCTTTTGAAGCCAATAAAAGTTTAAAAGCACGATATGTTGCAGCAGCGGTCAAATATTTTGAACCGATTGATAAATTCTATTACCCAGGATTTCTTGCCGATGACTTACCAGGCAGTGTACCACGATACCTTATAGGAGACGAGGAAAGATATATTTTTGATAAAAAATATTTAAAGGTTCGGGATCCTAATACCAATTTAAATAATTATTCATGGCCACTTTACAGAAACGCAACAGCTCAATATACATTAACTCAAACAGATGCAGTTGATGGTGAATCAATAACAACTACTATTCCAGTTTCATTATATGATGTATTAAGATTAAATTTGGCAAATTCTGTTAGAATAATAAATCCGGGTTCGGGATATACAACTGCTCCTACCGTTACATTCACAGCTGCCCCAGATGGTCATATTACAGCGACCGGCACAGCAGTAATTAATGGAGGGATTGTGACGTCAGTTATTATAACAAATCCAGGTTCAGGATATACAACCACCCCGTCTGTTACATTTTCACCTCCAACTTCTGGAGTCACGGCGATTGGTACATCGATTTCAAATTTGCCAGGCATCGTTGGAAGAATAAGTTTTTACGAAAAAGAGGAAAACGCCAACAGTGATAAACGAAACATTAAAGTAATAAGACCTGAAGTTATTAATAGGTTTTCCAAAACTTATTTTGATTTGTTAAATACATAAAACTATGGCATATGACAATACAGTGGTGCGAAACACACCAAAAGGAGCGATTAATTTAAATGAGTATCAAAAGGTACCAGGTACATATTTTGTTCAACAAATGCTTATACAAAACCAAAAAGGTGTTGTTGTTGATTTACGGCCGTTGGTAACAAGTTTCTCATTGACTGAGGAATTATTCAGTCCTGTGGTTATGTTTAATGCTCGCATACGCGATGATATTAATTTTTTTGAGGATTTTGCAATTAGCGGTCAAGAAATAATACATCTTATATTGAATAAACCAAATGAATTTGGTGGCGCAAAGCCGGATCTTATTGACATTAAATTTTTAGTTAAGGAATATCCAAACTATATTAAAACACCGCAATCAAGTGTACAAGAGTATGATTTGCTTGCCATTTCGGATTTTGCATATTTGTCATTGCTAAAAAGAATAAGCCGCAGTGTAAAAGGTAATGTGGTTGATAATATTGTAAAGATTTTTGAAAAAGATCTTAATGTTAAAAATACAATTGTTACACAACCGTGTACAGCATCATTTGACGGAGTGCTTGTAATTCAAAGTCCTCTTAAAGCAATTGAATGGTTGCGACAAAAAGCATACGATGCTGAAGATTCGCCGTTTTTTGTTTTTCCAAGATTAAGTTCGCCAAACATTATTATTACTTCTCTTGCCAATCTTTTTAGACAAAAGGAATACAAAGAATATAATTATAGACCTCATGCCAATGGGACTGTTCCAAACACTCAACAGGCATATGATGAATCAACTAGAAAAATTATTAACATAAGAAGTAACATAAAGTTGGATAAATTGAAACAAGCAAATGACGGCGCTTTTGCCAGTAAAACTGTTGTTACGGATTATGCTAAAAAATCATTCTTCTCAATAATATTTAATCGAGATAAAGATGAACAATTAAAAAAGAACAAATTGCTCGAGGATTCGTTCTGGGGTAAAACACTTAATTTTATTACCAACGGTATAACAAGTGCACCTGAACAGTTGACAAATATATCTGATGCAAGTCGTACTACAATATCAACAAATAGTATTAGTAATTCTAGTGGCAACCCAAACAGTTCCACTTTGTTGTCGGATAATTTAGGACGCATTAAATCATATTTGTCAAACATGGACTTATTAAATCATCAAATAGAAGTATACGGTGATTTTAATTTGAACCCAGGTCGTAAAATTAAAATTAATGTTCCAAAATCTTGTAACCTTGAAGAATATAAAAAGAAAATAAATACCGCCCTTGACGATGATGACGATGTTGATAAATCGCTTTCCGGTACTTATTTGGTTTCGGTGTCCGTTCATACATTTTCTGACGGCGTGTATAAAACATCAGCCAAAATAATGAAAGGTCAATAACATATGACAATTACTACATGGTTTACAGCGGTCGTTGAAGATGTATCAGATCCTACAAACAGCGGTCGAGTTCGAGTCCGATGCTTAGGATTTCATAACGATGATAAGGCGGAACTTCCTACCGAGGATTTACCTTGGGCCACATGTTTGTTGCCTGTTACTAGTGCAAGTATATTAGGTATTGGTATTAGTGCCGTTGGATTAGTTCCTGGAAGTTGGGTATTTGGATTTTTTCGCGATGGTAATGAAATGCAAGATCCGGTAATATTAAGCAGTATTGCATCATCAAACGATGTTATTGGTTATGACACTGGCCTTGGTGCATTTGATGGTGTAGGGTTTAAAGATCCTTATGGTTCATACGGCATCAGTGGCGGTTATGATATTCCTGGAGGTGCATTTTCTGGAACTCAAGGTGGGGGTGATTCATCATACGGAGATTTTTCCTTAGGTCAAGGGCGTCAACTATCTTCAATGGAAAATCCACCACCGACTATTAATATTAATGGTAACGCAAGAGAAAAAATAATAGCAATTGCTAGAAGCAGAATAGGAAATACTTATAATTCTGGTGGTCCAAATAGAGGGCCAGGAATAGCCGAACTTTGGGCAGCAACTGATCAACCTAGTGGGTATGGTCAAAAATGGTGCGCGGCATTTGTATGTTGGTGCATACAACAAAGCGGAGCAATACCTGAAGCAAATAGACCTAAAACCGCCAGCGCGTTTGGTTTTGAAAGCTGGGCTAAAAGTAATCCTTCGCTTGCAAAAGTTATAACAAATCCAAAAAGTGTTAATACAGGTGATTTTGTAATTTTTGGACGTAGTCACATAGGTATTGCAACAACAAATAGTAATCAAAATGGAGTGTATAATACGTGCGATGGCAATACACCTCCTCCAGCTGGTTCCAAATTGTCATGGGGAGTGCATGAAAAAAGTAGAAATATGAGAGATGTTCGTAGCGTTGTTTCATTGCTTGTTTAATAAATACAAATACTATGGCAAATCAATGGTCGTCTCCACTACCTTCGGGTGATTCCGTTTATGCTTATAACAGTGTAAACAAAACACGCAGTGGTCATGTATTTGAGGTTGATGATACTCTTGGTAGTGAAAGACTATATCGAGCGCATAAATCCGGAACAAGCGAGGAAATTAACTATCGGGGCGATCACACGCTAACTGTATATGGTAGCGGATACAAAATTGTTCATGGTAGTGATCATGTAACAATTAGCGGCAATGTTAACATTACTGTAATAGGTGATTGTAATACCGTTGTAAATGGAGATTACAACCTTGAAGTTAATGGAGATTATACTGAAACAATAAAAGGAACCAAACGAACAAAAGTTGGAGCTCAAATGTTGGCGGAAGTTTTTGATGAATATGCAATGAACATTGGAGGTAATCAAAAAATTACTGTTCACGGTTCTAATGATTGCAATATTAGAGGAGCAAATTCGCTTACCATTAATGGCGGAAGCGAATCAAAAATTTTTGGCGGTAACGAATCCATTATTTTAGGAGACAATTCAACCATCATTTCAGGTTCAAATCAAATTGCCTCTGTTGGTTCATCATCAACAATTGCATCAACCATAACCATATCAAGTGCGTTTGATACAATAATTGGTTCGGCCGGATTAATACGAACTACCAGCTTACTTGGTACCATTATTAATAGCGGTGGTTTTGTTACAACAACAACCTTAGGCGCCGTTGCGGTAAATGCAGGAACGGCACATACAGTTACCACTGGTACCTCATTTATGGTCAATAGCGGCACATGTACATTTAATAGCGCAAAAATTTTAGCCAACAGTGCGGCTACTATAATATTAAACAGTGTAGGTAGTACAATATTAAACAGTGGATTGCCTGCGTCTATTAACAGCACAGCCATATCATTTACGGCTCCTGTTTTAAGAGGAAATTCTGCTGCGCCTTCAGGATTTGTTCTTTAAAATAATTTTTAAAATATATGTCAAATTTAATTACAATAACAACTCAACCGGTTGGCGCGAATATTCCTAAAAATACTGCTGATCATATATTTACGGTTGCTGCCACAGCTGTGGCAGTTAATCCTAGCAATGGTTATGTTTTAACCGGAGCTTTAAAGTACGAATGGTATAAAGATAATGTGTTAGTGCCAGCACCGTTTGGTAGAGAAAGTAGTTTTGCACCGTTACCAATATCAACCACTTCAAGTTATTATGTAGATGTCATTGCTAAATATACGGATCCTTCCGATCCTCCTTCAAATCCTTTACTTTTCAATGAAGTAAAAAAACAAAGCAATGTCGTCACATTAACCGTAATTGATAGACCTGAACTTGCTGAGTTGCAACCAGGACTTGCTCTTAAACAAATTAATGCAGGTGAATCGGCAACATTATCCGTTGTATTAACGTCACCTAATAATACAGCATTTTATTATCAATGGTATGAAGGCGCATCTGGTTTGGAAAGCAATCCTATTCAAAACGCCGTTAATGCATTATACACAACGCCAAATTTAACAAGCACACAAACTTATTGGGTAAAGGCTTATAACTTATATAACGATTATGCAAACAGCATAAATTCACCAAGTGTGCGTGTTGAAGTTTTATCAGCGCAACAAAGTGATAGAATTTCAAATATTAATAAAATTAATAGTTTGACTGGTGGTACAAACGGTGACAAATTGGTTGATTTGGATTTTAAACAAATTTCCGCCGACTTTGTGGATGAAGCCGTTCAAATTGAAGCTCAAAAACTTCTGGCATCATTTCCATCAATACCTAATACACCTGGTACTGGTGCTGCCATATATGTAACAAGTGTATTAAATGATTTTGATGAAGCTCAAATCCGAATTGCTTCACAAGCTCAAAGTTTGGCTGATTGCGCTAAAGACATACCACAACGACTTATTAACATTGGTATCGCCATTGCAAAAAAATTATTGTTAAATCTTATATCCAATATTACAGGAATTGCTTTCTCTGATCTTATTGCACTGGCCAACGCATTGGCAAGAATTATTGAAATAGCCGATCAATTTATTTTGAATGTTGTAAGTGCCGCAGTAGGTGCAGTTGCAGAAGTTGTAGGTGGAGCATTGGCTGTAGCGGAAAATGCCTTGGGAGCGTTGAATGCTATATGCAATAGTTTTCCGTATACCGCTGAAGACGGAAGTATTATTGGAGCTCCAACAAAAATTCCCACTGGAACTCCTCCATCAAGTGTAGTAGGAGTTAATCCTGTTGGTACTTCACTTTATTCATCTGCTGCTAAAGATGAATATGATGAATTTATGGTAAATGTGAAAGAATACACCGCTCCAAATCCCACTTTTTTATCACTTGATAGTAACGATTATAAAGCAAGTTTATCATTATTAAATGTAATTACAACAGCATATCATGATAAAATTGTCGAAGCGAATGATGAATCTTTTGATGCTCAATATCAAAGTGAATTTAATGCTTCAATAGATGATACATTAAATAAACATCCATTATGGTCATATAATATACAATTGGAATTTAAAAATAAATCAGTTGTCATTTCAGAAATTATTGGAGACAATGCTCAAATAATAAGAAACTTCCGAAGTGCAGGAACTACAATAAGCGGTGCCATTTCCACAGGAGTAACAGTTTATGGACCGCCTGAGTGGGATTTTACCACTTTCCTTGATATTAAACCGTCACAAAGACCACCCGAATTAACTCAAAAATATTTGGCTCAAGGAAAGTATATCCCACCTGGAACTACATATACCAACAGCAACAACTATACATTTAAAGTTGGTACTCTTAACTATTCTGATGCATTTAAAGGTGCGTATGGTGGTTCACTAGTAAGTGACCGATCGGTTGCATCAACAAGATTTCCAGGAGGCTCAATTCTTGCACTTAAAAATCAAGACGGTAGCCCATATAACCCGACAGGAAGAAATCCATCGGGTCAATATATTGTGGATGATACCGGCTCTCTTCAACTTACATATAACAAAGTTGACATATACACAACAACACCTGAACCATATCTCAAAAGTAATATGAGCAATGTGAAAGTTTATTTGGTAAAAGAAGGTTCTAAAAAAGGTGAAAAATATCAAACCGCACTTGCTAAATATGGAAACTGAACTGGGGAAATTATGCTTCAGGATTTAGTTAAGTTATAATAACCGTAAATGTTTTTCGTATAAATAGTATAGTAATGAGTTTGATACTTTCAGATTTTAATGATAAAAAATCCAGTAATATTTCTCGAGGAAATGTGTACAGTGATTTGGATTTATCATTTAACATTCACCCGACAACAAATGATATAAGACCTGTTCTTGATATTGATGCTGTTAAAAATTCGATCAGCAATCTTGTTCAAACAAGTTTTCTCGAACGACCGTTTCATCCGGAAATTGGAGCAGGCATACGTGCATTACTATTTGAGCCTGTAGATCTATTTACGGCATTATCATTAAAAGATACTATTGCAACCGTAATTGACCAATTTGAACCGCGTGTCAAAAATGTTACAGTTCAAATTCAAGATGACAGTGAAAGAAATGCATATGTTATTACAATTGGGTTTACGGTATTTAATGACCGTAATGAAGAATTTGAATTGTATTTAAGCAGATTAAGATAAAAATATGGCAAATTTACAAAAACGCTTGGATGTTACCGAATTGGATTTTGACACAATCAAATCCAATCTTATAAACTATTTTAAAAATACTGAACCGTTTAAAGATTATGATTATTCAGGATCAGGATTAAATCAATTGTTGGATATATTGTCGTACAACACGCATTACAATGCCATGTTGGCACACACTGCGGTAAATGAAAGCTTTATTGATACAGCTCAAATACGAAGCAGTGTTGTTTCAAATGCCAAACTTTTAGGATATGTTCCACGAAGTAAGACGGCGCCGTCCATTAATGTTAAAGTGGAATTTGCTCCTGCCCCAGGTCCTGATAATCGGCCAAATCCTGATACATATATTACCTTACTAAGAGGATCCAATTTTAAAGCACCATACGGTGATAATACATTTATTTACACAACATTGGATGATTACAAATTGGAGCTTGATGTATCAACCTCGCGATATACAGGTACTAATATTTTATTAAAAGAAGGTTCATTAAGAACAAATAGATTTGCTCTTTCAAACAATAATAATAAAAACGTATATCAAATTGATGATGACAACATTGATATAAGCAGCATGGTTGTGCGCGTATACGACAATGGAAACGCATCATCATTTGAAGTATATAGAAATTTTACAACTATTCAATTAACCAATGAGTCAAACTTGGCCGACGCGCCGCTTTATTTTCTTTTTGAGAATGCATACGGTAAGTATCAAATATCATTTAGTAATACCGGAACCTTTGGTAAAAAACCTCCCAATTTGGGCCTTGTTGAAATTGAATATTTAACAACAACTGGAAGTGAATCCAACGGTGCAAAAACTTTTAGTTATATAAGTCCTACAATTCTTTATACGTCATCTCAATCAAACACAACTCCAATGTCAACTGTTGACGAATACGGAAATGTTATTTTTGAAAAATCATTTGGCGGTAATGAAAGAGAAACTATTGACAGTATTCGATCGAATGCTCCTGCAGCATTTGTCGCACAAAATAGAGCGGTAACGGCAAATGATTATAAATCATTAATTTATTCTAATTTTTCCATTGCGAAAAGTATTGCCGTATGGGGCGGTGAAAATAATGTTCCTCCTCAATACGGA